GCCAAGAGCGGGTGGGACCCTGACCGGCAACGTCGACAACACCAGCAACGGCTACTTCGACCTGCCAGCTGGCACGACGGCCCAGCGCCCAGGAACGCCCAACCCCGGCATGGTCCGATTCAATACCGAGACCAGTCAGTTTGAGGGCTACAGCTCTGAATGGGGTGTGATCGGGGGAGGAGCCAAAGGCTCGAGCGGGAATCAGGTGTTCTTCGAGAATGACCAGACCGTGACCTCCAGCTACAGCATCACCCCCGGCAAAAACGCAGTGTCTGCTGGCCCAATCACCGTCAACAACGGTGTGACTGTGACTATTCCCTCTAACTCTACTTGGGTGATTGTCTAATGACCGAAACCACTTACACCATCACCGGTCCTACAACCAGGACGGGCCCAAAGGTTATTACTAGCACCGGAGAAAGCTGAACATGACCGTTAGACTTCAAGGATCAACCTCCGGCTACACCGAGATCGACGCTCCGGCGGTGGCTGGGAATAACACGCTGGTGTTGCCGAGCGCAGGCACCACAATCGCAGCCTTGATTCCTGGCGAAGTTAAGTGGTTTGCAATGAACAGTGCTCCATCGGGCTTTCTTAAAGCCAACGGGGCAGCAGTTAGCCGAACTACCTACGCAAATCTCTTTGCCGCCATCGGTACACTTTACGGAGCCGGGAATGGTACCACGACGTTCAACGTCCCTGATTTAAGGGGTGAATTTGTTCGTGGCTTTGATGACGGACGTGGCGTGGATGCTGGGCGCGTAATTGGCTCGGCGCAGGCAGATGAACTTAAAAGCCACTTCCACACATATAACTCTGATTCTGCAGTAGGAAACTTTGTTACCGGTGGCCCCTCCCCGCTGAACGATGGCAGCCAAACGCTCAACACCGGCCCATCCGGCGGCACCGAAACCCGCCCCCGCAACATCGCCCTTCTTGCCTGTATTGCCTTCTGAGCCATGAGTACGCTCAACGTAACCAACCTCGCCGGCCCTTCCAACACCGGCACAGCAGCCACCCTCAGCTCCATCAACGGCGGCGCCCTCGCAGGGAACAGGAACCGGATCATTAACGGTGCCATGGCTGTGGACCAGCGCAATACTGGCGCAGCGCAGACGATCACGGCAGGCGCGGCCCTGGCCTACACAGTGGACCGCTGGTATGGCTACTGCACCGGCGCCAATGTGACCGGGCAGCGCGTGCAGGGTGCCAGTGCTGGCCTGTTTCGCTATCGGTTCACCGGTGCGGCCAGTGTCACCGCCATCGGGTTTGGTCAGCGCATCGAGCAGCTGAACTGCGCAGCACTGGCTGGCACCACGGCAACGCTCAGCGTGGACCTGGCCAACTCGGTGCTCACCACCGTCACCTGGACGGCTTTCTACGCCAACTCCGCCGACGCCTTCGGCACCCTGGCCAGTCCCACCCGGACGCAGATCGCTACGGGCACCTTCACGGTCAACAGCACCGTGACCCGCTACAGCACCAGCATCAGCATTCCCTCGGCTGCGACGACCGGCATTGAGATCGTCTTCACTGTTGGAGCCCAGACCTCTGGCACCTGGACGATTGGCGCTGTGCAACTCGAGCCTGGCACCGTCGCCACTCCGTTTGAGCGCAGGAGTTTTGGGCAGGAGCTGGTGTTGTGTCAGAGGTATTGTTTTGCTGGAGACACAGGAGCTACATACAATCCTGGTCCCTCAGGTGGTAATGATTTTATTAGCGTCGCGGTTCACTTTCCTGTTCAAATGAGAGCTGCTCCAACTATGTTGCCCGCTGTCGCTTGGGTAAACATTACAAGAAATGTGGTATCATTTGCGCAATACTCTGTCCCTGGTGCCTGGAATAATGGGCTGGCATTTATTGCCTCCGCCGAGCTGTAATCCATGACTATGTACCAACTCACAATCACCGGCGGCACCATCATCCGCACCGCTGACGGGGCGTTTATTCCCTTTGACCCCGCTAACACCGACTACCGGGCCTATCTGGAGTGGGTCGCTGCTGGCAACGAGCCCGAGCCTGCCCCCGAACCTGAGCAGGCCCCGGCGCTCACCACCGAGCAGAAGCTGGAGGCAGCCGGCCTGACGGTCGACGAATTGAAAACTCTCTTTGGACTTCAATAATGATTGAGTTCTACGGCATCAAACTGTCTGTTGAGGCAGCTGCCTTCCTCGTCCTCTTCCTGTTCGACGAGCTGGTCCCTTACCTACCCATCAAAGGTAATAACATCATCCAAGTGGCCCAAGGTATCGTCGGCCAGCTCAAGCTGTTCCGCAAGGAAGACGACGCCATTCGTGCTGTCAAGGCCAAGCTGGCTGAGATCCAACAAGAGGTCGAACGACTGTGAGCAGCATCCTCCTCAATGTGCAGCAGTATTATCCACAGACTGACAGCCGGACTGCGCACGCTGACCGGATGTGCTTCTCCAGCTCGATGGCCATGGGAGTCAAGTACCTGTGGCCTCAGTCCCTTCAGGGGGCCAATGCTGACGACGACTATCTCCGCACCGTCCTTCGGTTCGGGGACACCACGGACGCCCAGGCCCAGATCAAGGCGGCCCAGGCCTACAACGTCAAGGCCACCTTTCATCGGAATGGGTCTCTGCGGAGCCTCAGGGACCGTCTCCAGGCCGGCCTACCTGTGCCAGCGGGTTTCCTCCATCACGGCCCTGTCTCAGCCCCGCGTGGCGGTGGGCACTGGGTTCTAGCCATCGGCCTGAGTGACACCCACATCACCGTCCATGACCCCTACGGCGAGCTGGACAACGTCAACGGTGGGTATCCCCGGCGAGGCTTTGGTGGTCGGTCCGTCAAGTACAGCCTCAGGAACTGGCTTCCCCGGTGGGAGGTTGAGGGGCCAGGCACTGGGTGGTTCATGGACCTTCGCAAGATCGAGGTCCAAGCTCCTCAAAAGCCGATCGTGCCTCCTGCCCTCTACGCCCCTAACTGGAAGGCTGTGGAGGCTGTGGCCAAGCAGCATGGAGCTCGATGGCCTCAGGTCGTCTCTGCCCAGTGGGCCCTTGAGTCTGGCTGGGGCAAACACACCTCTGGTAAGAACAACTTCTTCGGCATCAAGGGGTCGCCTGGCACATCCCGTGAAACCAAGGAGTTCCTCAACGGCAAGTGGGTCACCATCGTGGACACTTTCCGCGACTACCCGAATCCTGAGTCCTGCATCGATGAGTTGATCCGGCTCTGGTACAAGGACTACCGAGGCTACAAGGGCATCAACAACGCCACCCACTGGGAAGAGGCCTGCCACATGCTTCGGCAGCAGGGCTACGCCACCGACCCTACCTATCCGATCAAACTGATCAACCTTATCAAGGAGAACCAATGAGCCATCCCGTCTACCCCACCTTCCCAACCAACCCGGCGCCTACTCTTGGGCAGATTTTCGATTCGGACCAGTCTGGTGTCTGGCAATTCACGAGCATTGGCTGGGTTAAAAGAGTAGTTGACCTCAACCTTGTTAATCCCATCTGGCCCGGTCAGGTGACCTCGACTGGATTGTAAGTCATGAGCCGAGCAAGCGAGGACCAATTCAATGAGCTCCATCGATTGGTCACCACCGAGCTGGCCAGCCGGATCAAGCAAGGACCTGATTGTGCAACAGCCGACATCAAGGCAGCAATCGACTGGCTGTCCAAGAACAACATCACTGGGGTTCCAGTCAGCGGGTCTCCCCTTGCAGACCTTCTTGCTTCGATTGAGGTTGATCTGGAGGATGTTGAGCGTGTCATCCAATGAACCAAACATGTCGGAACAAGTTCGAGGTGCTGTTTTAGCAGGCATCGCGGCCCTTGCCGGTTGGAGCGGCATCACCACGGTCAGTTTGTTGATTCAAACCTCGTCCATGGGTGCCCACATCCAGCAAATCGAAAAGCGATTGGAGACCAGCATTGCTGACCAGACCAGGGCCCAGCAGGATATGACAGAAGAAATCCGCCTCATTCGCCAACTCATAGAGGCAAAGACCATTGGCTACCCCCAAAAGTAAGTCGGCGAAGTATTACGCCAGCAACCCAAAGGCGGCTGCCAAGAAAGCTGCCTACCAGCGCAAGTACAACAAAAAACCTGCTGTGAAGCAGGCATCGGAAGAGCGGTGGACGGAGCGTCGTCGCCGCGGCATGGCCGGCAAGGGTGGGCCCGACCTTTCCCACACCAAAAACGGCCGCCTGGTTAAAGAAAGCCCTCGCACGAACAGGGCCCGTAACGGTCACAACGGCAAATCCACAAAGAAATGAACGCCAAGCGTCCCGGCCTGTACGCCAACATGAACAAGAGGAGAAAGGCAGGCACCAGTCGACCCAAGAGCAAGAGCACGGTGTCCCCCAAGGCCTACGCCAACATGAAGAAAGGCTTTCCCAAGAAGAAGTAACCTCCACTTCTCATGTCCCCTCTGCCCACCCCAGACCACTACCTCCAGGAACTCGTCGTCATGACTGCCTCGGAAGCAAAACGCCTCTGGCGACAGGACATCAAGGCATCTTGGGGGAACCGATGTGCATATTGCGGATCGGATAACAACCTGACTCTGGATCACGTTCACCCGAAGACCCGTGGCGGCAGGGATGAGACCCGAAACCTCGTCCCAGCCTGCCGTTCGTGCAACCAGGCCAAAGGGTCTGACCACTGGCTCTCCTGGTGGGTCAACCAGCCCACCTTCGACCTTGGCAACTTCAGCCGGGTCATTTCTCACATTGCAGCTTGAACATCATGGCTACCAAAGCAGCCGAACAGGTTTCCGCTTACGGGGACATCTCCAGCGCCCCCGGTCGGCGCAGTCAAATCGAGGTGGTGAAGACTGTCGCCACCCAATCCAGCGCCGCCATTCTGGCTGCCACCAACGTGCAGCAAGCCTACGACGCTATCGCTGGCATCGTGATCGGTGACCGGGCAGTGACCAGCAATCGCTTCGGCCGTGCCACCCGCGTCGAAACCACCCAGGGCCGCATCCTCACCCTGGACACTCGAGTCGGAGGCAGCTCCTACACCAACGGGACCTACAACAATGTGGCCCTGACCGGCGGAACTGGCACCGGCGCCACGGCAAACATCGTGGTCAGCGGTGGTGCGGTGACCGCGGTGACCCTGGTCAATGGCGGACAACGCTATGACGTTGGTGAAATCCTGAGTGCAGCCGCAGCCACGATCGGTGGCACTGGCTCCGGCTTCAGCATCCGCGTGGCGACCACCAGCGGTCCTATCAACGCCTGAGAATCATTATGGCAAAAGTAACCAGCTCCAGTGACCGCTCCAAGCGGAAAACAAAAAAGCCAGTGTCGACTGACAAGGGCCGGCAGGCTCGTGCCCGAGTCTCGACTGCCCGTGTAACCTCTGCCAGCAATGGTCGGGGCGCTGGGTCGGGGTCGGCACGGGTAACAACCGGACAAGGTGGGGCCAAGCCGGCACGCCC